TAGCCGGGGGTCGGGTCGATACGGGCGCCGACGGCCACGACCTCGAGGCGGACCCGATACCAACAGGCCGTCGCCGCGGCGAGGGATTGGTCGGGCCAGACGAGCATGTACGCGGGTGGCGTCAGACTGTCGACCGGGCCTTCGTGGACCGGGACGTCGGCGAACAGGCCTTCGAGGATCAGGGCGATGTCATGCCGGAACGTCGCCAGCACGCCCGCCGTGTCCGGGAGCGGCGCCGGTCCGCCGAACGTCCCGTCCCCAAACGACATCGTCATGCGATGCCGAACGTGACCTGGTAGGGGATCAGCGCGGCTTCGTGTCGGGCGAACCCGCCGACCGCACCGAACGCGGCGTCGTTGGCTTTCCACCATTCGACGCCGCGTGCGATACAGACTTCGTGCGCGAGGGCCGGTGTCGGATCCGGGATGACATGCCCGTGGTCGATCTCTTCCGATGCTGCCGCAACGCACGAGTCGAGCTTGTCCTGATTCTTGACGGTGACCTGGACGCGGACGGCCGCCGCGAGATCTTCGGCGGTCGCGTACGGCGCCGCCATCAGCCATCACGCGACGAGGGCACGGTCGAGATAGTCCTTGTTGCCGGCCTTCACCGACCGGCCCAGCCGGTCCGTCGCCTGACTGGTGCCCGGTACCGCGTTCACCAACGGCACCCCGAGGAAGTCTTTCGTGAAGGTCGTCGTCACGAACTGTTCCGGTTCCGGATCCCCTTCAGGCTCCGGCTCGTCGCCTTCCGGTTCGGGCTGTTCGGGTTCGGGTTCGACGGGCGTTGTCGTCATGGTGTCTTCACAATCTTGATGATGGCGGTGCCTTCGATGACCATGGGGGTGAAGTAGCCGGCGTAGGCGACCTGGACGCCGAGGACGGACGGTTCGACGACCTGGAGGGCACCGATCCGGTCCTCATAGACCTCCGCGGCGGCGGTCGAGAAGACGAGCATGCGGAGCGTACCGACGCCGCCGGACACGAACAGCGGAATCCCCGAGATCGACCCGACCGCACCGGACCCGAAGTCGCCGATCGTGAGGCCGGGCGAGATCGCGTTCTGCGGGTTGTAGGGCGGGAACACGGGACCGAGGATCGGGAGCATGTCGGGGCCCATGACCGCGAAGACGCGTCCGGCGCCTTTGGTGGCCGTGTAGATCTTCCCGGCCGCATCCCACAGTGACGTCGCGACTCCCGCGGCGGTGGCGGCGCCGGTCGCGATCGGAACCCCGGCGGTCGACGCGGTGTCGAACGCGGCGCAGGCGGCGGCTTCGGTCTGCACCGCATACACGGCCGCGAGGTCGTTGATGACGATGTCCATGATGCCCGGCTGGGTGAAGTCGATGTCCTGCCGGCTGACGTTCACATAGCCGCCGTACGTCGCGGCCGTGCCGGTCAGTTTGGTGATGAGCATCTTCTGTGACGACAGTTCGGCTTTCTCTGCCGACTGGACCGCGACGGTCGTGTGTTGCGTCACCTTCGGCCGCGACCAGGTCTGGCCCGGCAGCTGCCGGGGACCGAGCTGCGACACGAGCGTCCGGTTCGCGTCGATGAACGACACGACGGGCGCGAGGATCGGGGCGGGAATGAGGCCCGCATTGTCCGCGGTCGTCTGGTGGGCGGCGGCCCGCTGGAACAGTTCGTACCGTTGGCGGGCGGGCGCGTCGCCGAGCATCGCCTGCATGTAGTCGGTGACGAACGCCCCCGCGGTCCGGTATTCGACCGGGGCCGGCATCGTCCGGGACCGTTCGAGCGACGCGTGCACCTCCGCGAATTTGGTGGTGGATTCTTCGCCGATGCGGCGGGCCTCGAGGACCCGGTCGAGCTGCGGCTGCAGCCGCTTCAGTTCGCCGAGCGACCGGTCGTAGAGCTCGGTGTCACTGTCGGTGAGGTCACGGCCGGCGGCCTGCGCGTCGGACACGAGTTTTTCTTGGAACGACGTTTCCTTCTCGATGCGGGACTGCAGGTCGGCGAGCATGGCGTCGTGGCCCATCGGGGACGCTCCTGTTCCACAAAGGATTGTTTGTGGTAGGCGTCGCCCTTTTCTCGGCCCGCCACTCAGGACGGTTCCCGCTCAGGGGTCCGAGGCGCCGGCGTCTACAGCTAGAACGAAAGGTACTCGGCCGTACGACGTTCGGCGAGGATCCGATCCAGATTCGGTGTCGACGTCGCGGCCGTGACCTGCGGTTGGGTGCGGACGTCGACGACCTCCGCACCCACATACGCGGGCTGCGCGGTCAACGCAATATGGTCGAGAAACGCCTTCTCGATCCGCCGTCGTCCGTCGGTGAACTGTTCTTTGCCGCGGGGGCCGACCGCGAAGCCGACCGACGCGCCCAACAGACTGTCGGCCGCGTCATCCAGGGCGGCGTCGCCTTCCGGGCCGCGGCGAATCTTGATCTTCGTCCGCAGCCCCGCCGGATCATCGGCGCGGAGCTCGAGGACCGTCCCGACCCAACGGGCGGCATCGTGTTCCATGTTCACGAGGAATTTGCGGGCCCGCATCGCGACCGCACCGAACGCGCCCGGCGCGAACGACTCTTCGACGATCCGGCCCCGATACTCGACCGGCGTCCATTCGTCGTACGGGACCGCGATCAACTCGAGCATCCGGTCCGGATACGCGACCTTCGCGATTTCGGCCCGGCGGATCTCGATCTCACTCATCGGCGATCAGCTCCTCCGGTACCGGTTCCGGTTCGGGTTGCGGGATCGTCTCGGGGCCGCCGGACAGTTCCGCGAACCGTTCCCGTTGACGTACCTCGTCGGCGGTGAGGGCACCCATCGCGACCCATTTCTCGGCGGCCTGCGCCCGGACGTACGGGTCGGGCCGGATGAACTCGTCCCGGTCGAGCTCGACTGTCGTACCGCGCGGTAACGCCCAGCCGGACAGGGCGCTCATGACGGCCTGCGCGATCGGGCGGAGGCCGGCCCGCCACCGGTAGTCGAACAGGGACGAGACGTTGCTGTAGGTCATCGGATCGCCGCCCGACGGGAGGGCCATGCAGAACGGCGGGACGCCGAGCAGGACCGCGATGCGGGACTCGTTCCACTGGCCGAGCTCGACCAACGCCAGATCCTTCGGCGAGAAGCTGAGGGTTTTGAAGTCGACGCCGCCCGACAGGACCGCCGGCAGGCCGATCTGCGACACGCGGGCATTCACCCACTGGGTCTGCAAGTCGGCGGCCTGCTGCGCATTCAGCCGCGACGGATGCAACAAGACACTGTTGGGGACCCCGCCGCCGTTCGCGACCGAATAGGCGTAGCGGGCGAGCGCGGACGCGGCGACGAGGCGGGGACCGCCGACCTCGAGCGGACCGTGGCCATGCGCATCGCCGACATGGGACGTATACCGGACATGCAGGACGTCCGGCGTGACGTCTCGTTCGCCGATCGCATAGCGGCGCATCCCGCCGCCGCCGATGTCCGCGTCGACATGCCAGGGCGGGACGACATGGAACCGGGCCGGCCAGCCCGTCGCATACCGGGCCGTACACAGCACGAAGCTTTCGCCGGCCGCCTGGTAGTCCCAGAACAGCTGCTTTGCGAACTCCTCCCACGACGCGTACTGGTCCGGGTCCGGATTGTGCAACCAATCCGCGCTCAGACTGTCGGCCTGGCCGATCAGGTAGGGCGGCATCGTCGACAAGATCGACGCGTTCGAGTCCAAACAGGCCCAGGCGGTATCCGTCAGGGACTGGACGTGGCCCTGCCAGTTCGGCGTCGACCATTCCGCCGGCCAACCCGACCACGCCGCCACCCCGACCGGCGGCAGCCGTCCCGCCCCAGGCGACTCGCCGACGACCTCGACGCCATGCGGATCGCCCGGCACCGCCGACGGGGGCCCGACCGTCCCCGGCGCCGACTCGACCGGATCGTTCCCGTTCGGGTCATCGACGTCACGGAACGCGGCCCGCGTCTCCGACAGCCAATCAGCCATTCTGCCCATAGCTTGACATACCGGACGGTCGGCTAGTAGATGGCCGGTTCGGGGATCGGGCGGGTCGCCATCGTCCGGACGGCCCAGAGGGCGGCGTGGACGAGGTCGTGGCGGCCGGTCGGGATGACCGCGAGCCGCACGCCGGCCGTCACCCGCGTCGCCCGCATCTGGGTCGTGAGTTCCGGGCTGCGGTCGTGTAGCAGCCGTCCGGTCGCGAGCAGGTCCCGCACGACGCTGATCGCCGCCGCCGTATCCGCCGCCGACGCCTTCACGACCTCGGAAACGAGAATGTCCTCGACGTCGGGGTCGTCGAGCAGGCCCGCGGAGGTGACGAGGATCGACCCGGGACGTGCGACGGCGGCGCGGGCGGCGAGCTGCCAGGCGGCCCCGCGCGAGGCGACGAGGCGGCCGCCGACGACCAGGCGGCCGTCCTCGAGCGTCCCGCAGAACCCGACGGCGGTACCGCGGCCGTGATAGTCGGCGACGCCGATCACGAGCGGCCCGTCCGTGTCGTCGTCAGACCCGGCCCGGGCCCAGATCTTCTGTTCGACGATCGGTTCGCCCTTCTCCGGCCGGGCGATCCGGGCCGGCCAGATGTTCAGCCATTGCGCCCGCACGCTCTCGACCGGGTCGGGTTCGTCCAGGTCGGTTTCGTC